GCTGCTTTAATGCGGCCACGGCTTCTACATCACCCTCTGCCTGTGCCAGCGCAATTTGCACACGTGTTTGCTGCATTTTGTTTTGGCTTAACCTGTATTCGGTTAGCAGGGCTGCTTCTTTGGTTTCCAATGCGCGAACCTGCGCAACAAGTGATTGATTGGTTGCTGCGTTTTCTGCCTGTTGTGCGGCCACAGCCTTTTCTACGGCTGCGCCATAGGCCATACTGGTTTTGGTAAGGTTCTGCTTGGCCAGTGCTTTGCGTTGGTCGGCATTAAGTACGCTTTCGCACATGGCCAAATACTCGGCACTTTGCGTGTTAAGGTTGGTTTGGCTCAAGAACTGCTGCTGTTCAGCTGTAAGCAGTGCCTGTATAGCGGCCAGTCGCACACTGCGTAATACTTGCTCCTGCTGCTCCAGTGTAAGGGCTTGCTGGAGCTGCATATTGTACGCCTGCTGTGCCTGCGTCATTGCGCCATGCTGGGCTGCATACGCTTGCATATAGCCCGTGTTGAGCTTGAACAGCCCAGCACGTGCCGACAGTACAATGTTATCTATTTTCTGCATACCAGTGAGCTTGCCCTGCTGTATGGCTATTGTGGCCAAAGCCACTTTATAAGTGCCATACAGGGTTATCAAGCCACCCAACACGCCCAGCACGGTTTTGTAATTGGCCACAAGCGTTGAAGCCAACGAAATTGCACCGCCCAGCACACCCTGCGAGCTTTTGCCCATTTCGTTAAGCATCATATCCCACTCATCGCCCAAATTGGCCAGCTGGCCAGTAAGCGACTTGGATTGTTCCTCCATAAGACCGTAGAACATACCGCCTTCGCTGGTAAGCCCTTGTAGCACCTTTTGCACATCGGCAAAGCCAATTTTGCCAGCCGTGACCATTTCGTTGATTTCCTCGGTGCTTTTGCCCATTTGCTTTGAAAGCTCCTGCACCAAAGGAATACCACGCCCCATGAATTGCCGCACGTCCTGTGTGAACAGCCGCCCCTGCACCATAGTAGTGCCATACAGGTCCACCAAATCATTCAACGGCAAACTTAAGCCACTGGCAATGTTACCCAGCATAACAAGCGTGTCGTTTACATCTTCGGCTGCTGTACCGTATGCCAGCAGCTGTTTTGCGCTGTTGGCAATGCCTGTAAGGTCAAACGGTGTGCTGGCTGCTGTTTGGGTTAGCTCGCTCATTAGCTGCGTGCCTTTTTCCACGCTTCCCAGCATGGTATTAAAGGCAATTTCCAGCTGCTGAAACTCACCACGTGTTTTAACAATGTCGCTCACCCAGCTTTGCAGCATAGCACCTATGGCCACACCGCCTATTGCTTTGCCGATGTTGCCCCACGCACTTTCTACGCTTTCGCCTGCGCCCTCTACTGTTTCGGTAAAGTCGCGTATGCGCTGCTCGTCCTTATCCAGCATGGCTTGCAGGTTGCTGTCACGTATCAGTACGTCAAATGACAATGCGCCACCGTTATTTTCCATTGTTTAGTGAGTTTATGTAATTTATAAAATCGTCTGCGTTTTCTTCGGTTAGCGTTACATCGCCCTGCTCAAACGTGCTGCCTGTACTGCTTCCAGCACAAGTGCCGTCCTCGTCAAAGTCGTAACGCTGCTGGTCGGCCAGCATACGCTGCACCACAGCCCACGGAATGCCTTTAGTGAGGTACTCCCACGTCCAGTGAAAGTATGCGCATATAGCCCCACGCTGGCCATACAGGCTGTTTAATCCTGTTGGCTTTCTATGCGATTCGGCATTGTTGTCCTCGCGCTGGACATCAATCGCATAGAGTTGATAAAATCCGCTAAATTGTTGGTAAGGTCAATGGCCTGCACCAAATCCCACAGCTGGCTGTTTTTAAGCCACCGCGAGAAAAATTCGGTAAGCTCGGCAAGCTGCTTTTTGTCCTCCCAGTCGTTGCCCAGTACGGCAATGGCCACAATACGCGCCATGCGCCTGCTGTGCTTCATAAACAGCTTTCGGGCTTCCTGTCGGGGGGCTTCCTTTACTTTGGCTTCGTCCAGTACCAGCTCAATGTATTCAGCCGACAACCTGTCAAGTGTGTAGGCTGTAGGCTCTTTAACCACAAAGCTGCGCTGCTTCTCAACCACACTTATACGGCTGCGGCCAAATAACCGAAGCAGCCAGTGCCAGCGGCCAGCTGTGCGCACTTTTTCGGTGTATGCCACAGTAAAGGCCACACCCTCGTTAATAAGCAGTCGCAATTCGTTACGCTCCTGCTCCAAACTTTTTATGTTATCGGCTTCTTCCATTGCATTTATTGGTCATACAAAGCCCACCACGCACGCTTTTACTGTGGTGCATAGTGGGCTTTGGTTATCGGGGTAAACTGCCAGCAGCCCACGCTTAGTCCGGGAATGTGGCTGTCTTTTTACGTGCCTTAATACTGGGTACACCTGCCTTTTTAGGCTTAAGCGGTGTAACGGTAAAGTCCACAAGGTTAATACCCTGCGAGGACATATCAGCATTGAGCACGGCTTCAATGTCACCGCGAGGAATGGTATAAACGAGGCCGACCTCGGGAATTGCGCGTATGCTGGCTTCAATTTCTTCGGCGGTATCGCTCCAGCTCCACTCCATATCGTCACCTGTGCCAGTGGTTGTGCCACCGAGGTAGGCTTTAAGGAATGTGGGGTCGGGGTCCATGATGCTGAATGTAAGCACAGGCACTTTTTTCTTTTTCTTGCGCACCTCGGGAGCAGCTTGCCCCTCCTCGTAGTGTTCGGTTACATCGCCTGTTTCTTGCTGGAGCTTACAGGTGTTTTGGTAGGTTTTGCCGATTTTGGTGTAGCTGGTAGCTTCGCCACCGTCAGCCTCAATCTGCCCCACTTGGATTTCCGACAATCCTAATGAAATTAAACTCATGTCGTTTGGGTGTTAATGTTGTTATACGTTGTGAAATACAAACCTTAATTTCAGCCATACTCTATGGCATTTCAGTTGCCGTTCCTCCAGTACGTCCTGCGCAACACAGGTGAAGCCCCAGCCGTTTTCGCAGTAGTGCTTTTTCAACAGTCCGTAGGCCAATTCTGCAAGGTGTTTCAGCCTGCTTGTGTTGGCACTAACGGCTGGCACTCCAGCCTGTCCTGTGCAGTCGGTAATGTCGGGTACGTAGATGTTGACGTTGGTAGTACCCAGCTGCGCACTGTCCGCTTCGTTGCTTAAGCTGCTTATGGTGCAAACCTCACACGTAGGGGGGCTGGCAAGCACAGGGCTGCTGGTTTTACGTATGTAGCCGCCCTGCTGGGTTAGTTCTTGCTCCAGCTCACTGCCATGTAGCACCACATACACAATATCGTCCTGTAGGGTGTTAAATTGCAGGTCGCTGTCGGGTCGCAATTTTATGTCATCAACATTTACTGCCATTATGGTTGTGCTGAAAATGTGTTGTAAACTTGGTTTTTAAGTCGCTGCATTATCCTCGGCACTTGTGTATCAGCCCAGCGTTCCGCGCTATCCAGCACGTCTTTGTTAAGCGTTTCCACATAATGCGCATAGTGCATACCAGCCACCACGATAAGGGCATAACCCTTATTTACACGGCTGGCCAGCTCTACGGCCAGTGCTTCGCCCTCCAGTATGCCTTTGCCGTTGGCACTGCTCATAACTTTGCTTTCCACTTTGGCTTCAAAGTTTTTGCTTATTATTGAGCCGTTTTTGACAAGCACGTAACCTATGCTGTTGCGTAGGTTGCCTGTTATGTCATTGTACGTGCCTTTCTCACGCGCCATTTTGACGCACTGCTCACCTATGTACTGCAACACGGCCACAGTGGCACGGTGTATGCGCCCTGCATAGTCGGCCATGTAGTTATGCACATCGCCCATGCTGAAATTAGGCTTAAAGGCAGAGCTTGGCATAATGCTTATATCGGCTAAAGCCTGTGGAACGGCCAGTGACAACAATCTCGCCCAGCTGGTTAAGCACCCTAACAAGCGAGTTGTCGGGTATTACTGGGCATGTCGGGGGCATAAACACATCACAGCTATGCTTATTTGCAGTCGCGCCCACACCCGACTGCTCGCTGCCTGCTGTTGTGGGTTCTGCCCTGCACTGGGTAACTGACAGCCACTCGGCAGGGGAGCTGACAAGGTCACCCAGCGCGTTCATCTGCTGGGCTGGCTGCTGCTCCACCTGCAAAGTGTCTGTGTATTTAGTGCCGAGTGCTGCCATTGTTAGAAGCGGTTTGAAGCGTGCGACAAAGTGATTACGTAGTCGGGCAAAAAGTCCTCAACAGGCAGGTCGTTGGCTTTGCAGAGCTGTTTGATACGGTCTTTCAGCTTATCGTTGTAGCTTTGCGACCACTGGCTCTCCGTTTCACTGGCGAGCGACAGGTATTTAACCAGCACCAGTACTGCTGCAAGCGCAATGGTTTGCTCGTTGCTGGGGCTGTATTCACCTGTAGCAGGCAGTTCAACGGATTGCTTACTGCCAGCCACCAGCAGGGCTTTTTCAAGCTCCAGCTGGTTGTCGGCAGAACAGTAGGGCTTTACCTCGCAATAAACGGCTTCTAAATTTGTCATGGCTGCAACTGCTTAAGGATTACTCTATGCCGCGAACTTGGTAGTTGACAATGCCGTCAATCTCGGTGATGATAGGCAAGGCACGCCAGCTGGCCTGTGTGTACTCACCAGCTTTCTGCCCTGTGCTTTCACCCACTTGCCATTTGGCCACGCGAATGCCGTTACCTGCATCAACGTACTCAACATCCTTTTCGGGGATAATGGCATTGTCCTCAAATGCAGGCTGCACCTCACCGATTTTGCCAGCAGGCTTAAAGACAATAACATTGTCGTTATAGGGGTTGATAAGCGTTTCACTGCGCTTGCCGTCTTTGGCAATAGCGTTTCGCTTGTTGATTTTGGTAATGGTCGGCAGGTCAAACTGCTGGAGCATAGCGTTAAGCTCGGCTGGTGTAACGGCCTGTGCGCTCTTGTCGTTGCCTTTAATGGCACGGCGAACATTCGGGTTGTTGATAAACCATGCGTACAGGGCTGGAGCCATAAGGATTTCACCGAATAGAATACCGTAGTTTTCAAATTCGTACTTGATTTCGGCCAGCTCCTCAAAGGGGTTAATGCTGGCCGCGTTTTCCTTTGTCCAGTTTTTTGTGGCTTTGAGCTTGTTGCGCTCGGGCATACCGTAGTCAATACGGAAAGTGCGACCATCGGGATTGTTAAGCTGGGGCTTGAACTGGGCTACACCAGCGTTAGACAACGCCTGCAAAATAATGTGGTCAACTGTATCCTTACAGCCGAGGTACGCTTCGCGCACATCACCCACAAGGAGTTTGTAAACCTCATTGAACTTTTGCTGGTCGGTGTAACGCTTGCTGCTGGCTTCAAGAACGGCAAGCATTTTACGGAGTTTTTCAGCCGACATAGGGAAACGGTGTCCCAGTCGGGGGATTTCCTCGGTAAATGTTTTGAAGCCGTCAGTGGGTCGCAGCGGTGTGGCTGCATCGTTACCGATTACGCTGGCCATAAAGCGAACTTGATAGCTGGCCATAATGGCTTCTGCTGTTAAGCCCATTTGGGGCAGGTTGTAGTCAAACCAGCGGTCAACATACAGCTGCTCAAACAGGGCTTTGTTTTGCAGCGAGCCTTTTTTAAAGAAAACGCGAAGCGTGGACAGCAGGTCTACTGGTATGCTGGGCAGGCTTACTTTGCTAAAAATACTTTCCATGTGTCATTAAAGGCTTTGGGTGTAAATAACTTTAGTGCCTTTAAGCATCGCACCGTCAAGCAGTGCAGCAGGCACAGGGGGAACTCTGCGGGCATAGATTTCGCCATTACCGCTGTCGCGTGTAACGTCAATTACAGTGTCGGCCAAATCTTCCTTTACCTCGGCATTTAAGCCCTCGGCAATGGAAATGCAGTTGGGCTGGGCTACCAGCTTAACATTTGTACCGTCTGCCACAACCTCAAACAGGGCATCGCCCACTTTAAGGCCAGTAATGGCTTTGGCGAGGGTTATCTCAACGCCAGCTTCGGTTTTTGCAACAGCCGAAATTTTGGGGCAGTCGGCCAGTGCTGCTGTAAGGTCATTAGCCACCGTATCGCCCACAATAAACAGGGGCTTGGTAAACTCGTCACCCTCCAGCGTTACCTTTTTGGTGTCAGTGCCGATAGCTACGACACGCGCACTCTTTATGAGCGTAGCGAGCCGCGTTGCTTCATCAGCGTGTACCAACGTACCGAATGGCACAACTGCACCAGCCGCCAAATTGGTCTGCTCGGGGTTGAGCGTGAAGCCGCCTGTTACCTTTACAGGGGGCATGGTGTAACACGGACGGTCACCACCATAGTTTGTGAATTTACGCTTCATCGCTTAAATTGTGTTATTGGTTATTACTCTACACCGAATTGCTTAAGCATAGCGTCTGCCAAATCATCCTCGGCCTTATCTTTGGCTTCCTGTAATACGTTTTGGTCGTCAGGCTTAAGGCCACGGTCAACAAGGCTCTGCTTGTACTTGCCCAGCCATTCTTCCACGTTGGCTTCTGCTGGCACAGAAATAAATTCCATGTCTCGGTCGGTAAGACCCAGCTTTTTCATTACTCCATTGACAAGGGCTTTGCGGTCGTTTTCGGCCTGCTGTGCCTGCAATTTTGTAATGAGGTCGGCTTGCTCTTGGAATTTAGTACCATACTTGGCTTCCATAGCTGCAACCGCCTGCGCCACCACATCATCGGCTTCTTGCGGTTTCGGTGGTGTGGGCTGCTGCTGTTGCTGCTGTCCTTTCTTGTCTTTGGCGTTTACCCATCGCGTTGCTTCGCTCTGCATTGTTTTCAATACAGGCAAAAACTGATTTGCACGCGCCTCAACATCTTCGTCTGATGCGTCATCTGCCAGCCCATTGCTTGCAACTTCGGCAATTTGCTGTACTGATTCCGTTGATAGCCCCATGTCCTTGCATTTGGCCGTCATTTTTTCAAGTAGTTTCTTGTGCATATTAAGCTCCTCGGTTTATTATCGCTGCAAAGTTAAGGCAATAATACAAGTGTGTGCAAGTTAGACACGTCAAATTTTTGAAAGTAACAGATAATCACTTTTTAATCATATTGTCAATAATTGTTAATAAATGGCTTTTTGGAGCGATTTTGTTTTCCCAGTTAAAAATATAGGATTAGATTTGCAGCGTAGTTAAGGCGTTAATGATAGACGCGCCTACCAAAACCGAAAACAAATAAAACTTTAAGCAATATGTTGCAGCACGAATTTGAAAGCCGCGTAAAAATACAAGTAAGCGCACAGGAGTATGCCGCCATTGAGCAGGTTTACATGGCCAGCGATGTTGAAAAGGACGAGTTTTGCAAGCTGTGGGCAAAGATGAACCGCCTGCGCATTGCAAAGGCCGTAGCCCAGCAGAAAGCAGAAGCCCAGTTTAAGGCATTGCCCATAGAGGAACAGGTGCTTGTAAAAATGCTGGAGCTGGCACAGCTTAAAGCTAACGAAACAGGCTGCACACTGCCTGTAAGCGACATTAAAATTGATGCTGACATAGTACGCTCATACAGCGAAGCAGATGCATCCACAGTGTATTTGGTTTTGCGCGAAACAGGTGCAGCCATTACACACACCTTTACCGATGCAGTAAAGGAGAAACACAGCTTTTCAAATCCTGCTGGCACGGTTATTTATCAGTTCTTTGGTAATCGCAACCTTAACCACGGTTACTGCATGAAAGACCACGACCCCCACAGCAAACGAATATTCTAAACAACCAGCTGGGGGCTGGCAGCAGCTCCCAGCACAATACCCACCGGCAATGACAAACGAGCAGCTAATAAAGAAAATGCTTGCAAAAGGCTTTACCCAGTGCGGTAAGCACAATTACGGCAAGAAAGTAGGCGAAATAACGGTAATAGTTACCCTAACGCCTAATGACACAGCAACGACAGGCGAATGGCTTATGCCCAGCTTTAAGGAGATAATGAACGGAAGCATATTTGATACATTTTGCCCCTATACGGCAAACGGCCTTAATCAAGCCCCGTGCAAGCGTAAATACTTTTAACGAACCAGCAGGGGCTGCACCTGTAGCCCCTGCACAACACCAAAAGCATGCACCTGTAGCCCCTGCACAACACCAAAAGCATGCACCTGTAGCCCCTGCACAACACCAAAAGCAATATGGAACTGCTGATAATAACCACCTACGACAAGAAAATAGCCAGCACTATTACAGGCACACTGGAGCTGTGCTTTGAGCTTGTGCAAAGCAGCCGTGTAAATGGCCAGTACGAAATTAGCGTAATGTGCGACCATGAGGACTGCGAAAGTATTAAGCAATGCCTGTGGGGCGATTACGGCCAGCAGGTGAGCTGCCGAGTAATAACCGAATAAATAACATAAAGCAATATGAAAGCAACAAAATTAACCCCCGAACAGCAGCAATACCTTAACGACATGGCCGACTATGGTAAACGGCTGGAACAGCTGGCAGTGGCCAGCGTAGGCAAATACGTAGCTGCTGGCTATGCCAACAATATTCAAAAGGTAGCAAAAATGTACTGCTACTGCGGAACTGGCAAGGGCTATGAGGGAGCGCGTGTAGTATCAGCCAACGGAAATGCCGTTGTGTTTACCAACAAAGCAGCAGCCGAGCAAGTGGCCAGCCAGCTTTACTGCGAAAACGGCAAAGGCGAGCGCATAACCTTTAGCGTAATGCCTGCTAACGAGTATTTTTGGCTGCTGTACGATAACTTGTGTGTGACGCTTAAGGAAGCCGAGCGACTTATGCTCATAAACATCAAAAATCGTAATGGCCAAAAATAGCGCAAAAACGGCCTGCAAAATGCAAGCTGTAAGCCTATGTATTACAGGCCGCTGGAACACCTGCACCACACCTAATGTGGTGCAACGTGTGCCGCGCCATGTGGTGCGCCATGTGACCAATCTATATATTATATTTTTTATTATTTATATATACTACTATAAGTTAATATATAAATATATACTAAAAGGCAATTTTTGCGAAAAACAAATTTTTGTAAGTTGCTAAATTACAGGCATTTCAAAAGGTTGCACCACATGGCGCACCACATGGCGCACCACATGCAGCACCACACCGCACAACACATTTAATGTGGTGCAACATTCGCAAATAATTCATTTACAAATACTTTTACAACTATGGCAAAGCCCCAATTAAAGCCCCAATTAAAGCCCAAATGCAAAGATATGCTGTATCAGCTTGCACAACGTGCCGAACAGCAGCTGCGCGAAGCATACGATATTTACAAGCAGCTCGGCAAGTTGCACTGGTACACGGCCACCGATAGCACAGGCAAACAGGTGCAATGGCATGACTGCGTAGGTAGCCACTCCGTAACCATTCGCCAAAACGAATACGGCAGACTTGTGTTCCACTACAAGCACGAAGAATGGCACGAACTGGAATGGTGCAACACACGCAACCTGTGCGAGTGTGCCGACCACCTGCTACAGGAAGCATACAATATGCGCCAGCACGGTTTTTAAGGCCATACAGCCGCCCTACCAACGAAATCAATTAAAGTAATCACCCCACACGGCCAAACGCGAAATTTGGCCACTTACAACAAGAATAAGCAATATGATTGAAGCAATCACAACCAAAGCACAGCTGGCCGACTTTGTGGCCGCTGTAAAAGCAGCAGCAGCCGAAGCCGCAAAACTGGCCGACACGGAGGACGGAGGTACTTGCAACATGGATAGCTGCGTAGTAAAAATTGACATACCCAAACGCCTGCGCGATGCCAGCGGCCTGCGCCTGTTTGCTGGCTGGGGTTTGTATAAGGGCTACTGGCATTTGCAGGACATACCCAGTGACGGCTGTGGCAATCGCAACACTCGCCAGCAGGAAGCAGCCGCCAAATACCTGCAAGCTGCTGGCTACAATGCTACAGTCTACTACGAAATTGACTAATCGCTTTTTAATCCTTTGGGCGATAAACGATTAAAAAGGATTAAAAATGCAGGCGCAAGCACATTTTTTTGCTTAAAATATTTGGTGGGTTAAAAATATGGGAGTAGATTTGCAACAGTTAAGCGTGCAACATAGACACTCTTACAAGTATTAACCCACCAAACAAACAGCAAAATGGAAGCTAAATTTATAAACCACAAAAACATCAGCCTTAAGGCAGAACTGCAAGCAGCTACCGAGGACAAAATAGTAGTACGTGCAGCATACGTAAATATGGGCTGGGACGATGTGCTGTTTTACGGCCACTATTACGGCTTTCACGTTGCACGCCTTACCACATACGAGGGCTTGCCCGAATATGGCTATAACGAATGCTACGAATTTACTCGCAAATAACTAATAAAAACATAAGCAATATGGCAACAAAAAGCATCAACCACAACGGCTGTAGCACCTGCGAAATGGCAGTGAAAATTACGTGCGTTACACAGCCTGCAACCGTAAAAAGTATTACCAGTACGACTATCGCACCGAGGACGGCCAGCTGTTCAGCTGCGTAGCACCCACACTGGAGCAGTGCCGCGCAAAGCGCGACCTGTGGCTAACCAAACTTAACAACCAATAAACATACAGCAACATGGAAACAACAACCAATCGCCGTGCCAGCGTAGAGGCACTTAAGCCCATTGCCTACAGGGCATCACAGGGCATTAGCTGGTCACCCGAACAGCGAGGGGAACATTGGCTAAACAACTGCGAAAACAGCCTGCAAAACCACCTCGCACAAATACCCGAGGAAATGCACGCTACCTTTGAGGAAAAGTTTTTGCAGCTTTATGCCCAGTGGCTTGCCGCCATGAGCCGCTGCATAAGCCCGATGATTACAGGGCCTGCAAATTTCCCCACAAAGCGTGCCGAGAAGCTAAACAACTACGAACACGCTGCGCTGGAACGGCTCAACACGTGGGTAGAGCGTTTTATCAAACGCTGCAACCGTCAGCAACGCCTTACAGGCTGGGCAGAAATTGAACGCCTGCAAGAAAAGGTGGAAAGCCTGCAACGCCTACAGGATATGATGAAAGCGGCCAATAAAATATGCCGAAGCAAGAAGCTGGCCGATGTGGAAAAGGTGGACGAGCTGGTAGCACTGGGCTTTAGCGAAAAGCACGCCAATATGCTTATCGCACCAGTGGAAAGCTGGCAAGTGGTAGGCTTTGCGCCTTACCAACTCACGAACAATAATGCCAAAATAAAAGACGCACAGGCTCGCATCGCACGCCTTACACGCATTGCTGAAACAGCCGACAGCGAACAGGACATTGACGGTGTTACGGTGCAAATATGCAACAGCGAGGAACGGCTGCGCCTATGCTATGACGGCAAGCCCAGCCCCGACACAATAGCCCTGCTTAAAAGCAACGGCTTCAAGTGGTCACCTAAAAACATGGCATGGCAACGCCAGCTCACCGATAACGCCTACTATGCCGCTGCGCGTGTGCTTACTGGTGGTAATGCCAGTGTAGAAGCCGAGCGCGATATGCGCCTGCGCCTTAAAGGTAAAACAACTGACAACACAAACGACACCGAACAATGATAATACGCACACAAGAACAAATCCAACAGCTGGCCACACTGCTGCTGGAAACACTGGAAACAGCACCCGAACTGCGCACACCTGCCAAATCAGCCGTTAAGGCTGGTTTGCAGCAGGCTTGGGAATGCGTGCGCGCTGGCCATACAAACTACAACGAGATTAACAAAAACCTGCCAGCACCCGAATACCCTGTACAGGCTCGTGCCATTGCCGTAATGGCTGTGGACTGGCTACGGGGCGATGAAACGGACTGGCCGCGATTTATTGAAACACTGCTTAAAACACCTGCAAAATGAGAGTTTATATAAGCCTGCCTATAACAGGGCAAGACCCCGATGAAGTGGAAGCACAGGCCACGTTTGCCGCTGGTGTGCTGGAAAAGAAAGGGCATACTTACGTTAGCCCACTGGAAATATGCGACAGCGACCTGCATTATGAAGCCTGCATGGGAATTTGCATTGAGCACCTGCTGGCCTGTGATGCCGTTGTTGTACTGGAGGGCTGGAGCTGTAGCAAAGGCTGTAGGCTGGAAGCCGAAGCTGCGGAGATTTACGGCAAGCCGCTATACAAAGGGCTTGACAAAGTACCCGAAAGTAACACCTTGTGGCACATACTGGAAAAGGAGGACTGCGATGGCTTGGGGTAGAGCCGCCAAAGGCACACGAAATGCTGTGCTGGTTACACTAAAGCAGCCGTACAAAGGGCAAACGCTGTGGCTGTTCGGTTGCAAAGCGGCCATTTACGATTACTTACCCAGTAGTGTTGTGGGCATCGCATTAAACACCATGCAAAGCCACGTTAACATTGACAACAAGAATTTTGAAAACGAGTGCTGCACCATTCAGCGTATTGTACTGCATGGCAAAAAGCAACGCAAAAAACAGGTAACGGAATGATAGGAGCAATAGTAGGCGATTTTGTGGGGAGTGCATACGAATTTGCACCCACAAAGGATTATAACTTTAAGCTGGTTACGCCTGGCAGTAGCATTACTGACGATAGCATTATGTCATTGGCCATAGCTGATGCACTTATGCAGCCCAAACCCGACTACATGGAACGTATGCTGTACTATGGCCGCAAATACCCGAACCCAGTAGGGGGCTATAGTGGTAGCTTTGCACGCTGGCTGGCCAGCAACGACCCACAGCCATACAACAGTTATGGCAACGGCTCTGCTATGCGTGTGGCCGCTATTGGCTGGGCATACAGCAACCTTGAAACAGCACAGGTAGAAGCAGCAGCAACAGCCGAGGTTACACACAACCATACGGAGGGCATACGCGGAGCTGTAGCAGTGGCCACAGCTGTAAATTTGGCTCGCAGGGGTTACACCAAATACAGCATACGCAAACAGGTTGAACGGCTGGGCTACGACCTTGATTTTACCATTGTGGGCATTAAGCGACAGTATAAGTTTGATGAAACCTGTATGGGAACAGTGCCAGTGGCGATACAGTGCTTTTTGGATAGCATTGACTATGTGGATTGCATACGTATGGCAGTGTCGCTTGGCGGTGACGCTGACACACTGGCCTGCATTGCTGGTGCTATTGCAGAAGCTCACTATGGAGCTGATACCATACCCAGCTTCCTTGTTGAGCAAGCACTGGTCACACTGCCTACCGACTTGTTAGGCGTATATATGGAGTTTAAGAAGCGGTTCTGCTACCAGCAATAACTTTATCGGCAAAGGGCTGCAAAGGCTCTTACAAGCAAAACAAACGGCAAATTCGCTGCATTGCAGTTGATTTGCCGTTTGCGGTGATTGTGGTATGTGAAATTTTAGCTATCTTTGCACCTGCATATCCTTACGGACGTGCGACATACTTTGAAGCCATAGCAGCCGAAATCACCACAAGTAAGCATTACTGGCTTTCAAGCACACAATGGCAACTCTGCGAAATACAGCGCGGAGCTTTTGCCGTTTGTGTGCTGGTTTGTGGTGAACCTCGGCTGCACGGCATTGCTCCGCGCCTTTTGCTGTGTTGGTGTGGCGTTCTGCTGGTGCAAAGGTAGTAACACAGCACTAAAGCCACATGAATATGAAAGGCAAATTTTTGAAAGTGGCCATACTGGCCGTGCTGGTGTCATTCACCGCTTGCACAAAAACACCCGAACAAAGAGCACAGGCTATGATTGAAGGTTACATGGCCGAGCACCTTAACGACCCTGCGAGCTTTGAACTTGTAAAGTATGGTAATCTTGGCAAACACACACCCATGTCACGTGCTTTTGTGCTTATCACTAATGAATGTATCACCCGACACCAAAGCGACAGCATAGATATTTATTTGGAACGCTTTAAGGATAATTACGTAAAACAGGGCAAAGACCCATACGAGGTACTGGGCTGGGAAATGTCATGCAAATACAGGGCAAACAATGCTTATGGAGCAAAAATACTACAGGAACAAACATTTATGTTTGACCCTGATGTAACACAAATTGTTACCGTGGAGTAAATATGCGTGTAAACTGTTGCCCATACTGTGGAAGCTGCGATATTGTGTTGCAGGAAAAAGGCTACAGCGCAAAGAAAGGGCTGCTGGGCATTGTCACCTTTGGACTGGTTGGAGGACTGGCTGGGCTGCATGGTAGTAAAAAACTTGTTTGGCGTTGCCCACAGTGTAACAATACTTTTGCGGAGCCTGCACAAAAAGAACCGTTCATGCTTGAGCAGGCTTCGCTGGACGCCATTTTAGCACCACAGCCAGCAAAGAAGCCCGAACCAAAGCCCCAGCACATCAAAAGCGCACCTCCAGTCGTAAAGCAGCGTATGCTCTGCACTTGTGGGGCATACAATAGCATTTATAACAAAGCCTGTTTCAGTTGTGGCGAGCCGCTATCGCTGGCCACCACTACCAAAGTACCCGCACTACCGAATAAGGGCGTTGTTTGTGCATGTGGCGTGAAGAATAGCCTTGAAAGTGGCTACTGTTTGGCCTGTGGCACAAAGTTGCATTACAACCAGCTGGAACAGATAGACGGCCAGCCCAGCTTTACGCTTGGACCATGCCCATACTGCAACCAGCCCACACCAAAGAAAAGCCGTAAAGTACGCCACTGCATACACTGCGGAAAGGAGTTATAATCCACCCAAAACACTGCTGAAATATGGGGTATTTTCAATATACCTCACATTTTATAGGCTCAAAAGTGACGCTGCAAGAAAAATATTTACCAACTTTGCAGGAACTTTAACAATGGCCAAATAAACCGCCGACACCATGCAAACGTCATGATAGAAAACGCCAAAGATATGTTCGCAGACACTTATCGTTATAATAGTGTTGTGGTTGCGTTTTATATTGTAGCTTGGGCAAACCAAAATAAGGTTACAATAAACCTCACAAAAACGCAAAAGCTCCTGTACGTAGCATACGGAGCTAATCTCATTGTGGGCAAAGACAGGCTGTGCAACGAACACCCACAGGCATGGCCATACGGACCTGTATTCCCTACAACACGCGACAAGCTGCTAAAAGCCAACCTTGCAGCAATTACCATGGACAGCGAAATACTGGCCGAGGTTCGTAATGATACATATTTGGAGCAGGTTGTACGCTTTGTTTTTGAGGGTTTTGGCAATAAAACAGCTGGCCAGCTAACAGCATGGTCGCACAGACCAAACTCGCCATGGGAAGAAACAACACATATGCCAAACTTTAAGTGGGGCAATGAAATCCCCGATGCGTATATATACGATTACTTTGCACAAATTATAAACGTTGACCCTCAACCACAGGCGTAATGAGCGAAAATGCAGCACTTAATGCCCAGTGGGGCGTAACTGATGCGGACGAGCCGCTTTACCCCTCGCTCAATAATATTGATAACGAGTCGCTGGCTACACAAGAAAAGGAACGTTACAAGCAAGACACTCGCCAGCGTAAATTTTTAGCCCGGTGGGTCGTTTGGGCTACATCAATATGGTTAGGTGTTGTGCTGGTAATCATTTTCTTTCAAGGATTTTCACTTATTACTCTTGATAATACTGTTGTTAACGTACTTTTGGCTACTACCACGGTAAATGTTTTGGGCTTGGCCTACATAGTTTTAGAGGGATTATTTGGCAAGTCAAAACGTAGAAACTCACAGGAATAACCATTTTTACATCAAAAAAAGCTGTAATACGCAATTTTTTTGTTATATTTGCGGCAAATTATCTACTTATGAGCCAGCAATACACTACAGGCAAAGCGTTGTACGACCGTTACAGCGAGCTATATAAACAGCACATTTTCGGTACTGTTCCAGCTGGCGTGTCCCAAAGCGAGCTGGAGTATGCTATTGAGATAATGGAAATTATGGCTGGCAAATATGGCGAAGATGCAGGCATTCCGAGTGAGGAATATATGTGCGAGCTGCTTGAAAAAGCGCACACAAACAAAAGCCGTGTCGGCTACATAGAGCGTAACAGCTCTCGCATTGATGCAGCAACTGGCATGGAAATTACCACCGCTGGCGTAGATAATTTTGGCTATATCGGCATTTTATAAACACATACCGAGTACCTTAACCATTTCATCAAACAAGTCTTTGTACATCCAACGGAAAAAGCCGTTGCCTGCATACTGGTTCTCAAAGGCATGTGCAATAAATTCTTTTATTACGCTGTCTGCGCTGCTTCGCCAGTATTTAGCTGAATGCCCATAACAGTATTTTCCCTTGGATAGTGAATTTATAGTATCTGCAAATGTTGTAGCCTGCGAAATAACATCAGCCTGCACTATGCCCAGCCGCGTCAATACACTGGTTTTAGCCTTGCCCAAAGCCATACTATCCCTGTAGTACGGTAACATTTTATGCGCATACTCAAAAAGGGTCATATTGCGCTGTACCATGTGTCCACCCTCATACACGGCAAAAGTACTTTTGGACTGCATTGCTGTTTCAAATTTATTCCATAAGTCTACAATTCTGCGATTACGACAAAGACCGTGCTGGTGGTCTAAAGCATGGCCAAATTCGTGATAAATGGTTTTGTGCTTATACCAGCTTGACCCAAAGCGACTATCGCCACTCCACAGCTCAACAATTCCCTCTGCTGGCTTAAACCACGTATTTCCTTTTTTGCCAGTGCCTATTTTTACAGGCACATAATCAGTCAGTAAATCAAAAAAAGCCTTATCAATACTTGAAGCCGTGCCATTAAACCAGCTACCACTCTCCAACAGTTCTTTTGGCATCAACATTGACACTTTGGAAAAATCAACTTTTGCAGCTATTAGGTCATGTAGGTTTGTAAAGCCCCTCAGCGCGTTTGTAGCCTTTACATACTCACCTTTACGCATATATTCGTAATATTGCGTAAGGAAATCGTGTGCCTGCTTTACAACCTCAAATGGTTGGCCTTTCAACTTACCACTTGCCAGCAGCTTATTTACTTTGTCCGTAATTTTATCCAGCGCATCAATGTTGGCTATTTTAAGTGATTGCGTGTACCAGTTATCCAGTTGTGCCTTTGTCGTAAAAGAAGCCAGTGTCGTTACATTCGTGCCTGTATAACAGCCAGCCGATTGTAACAATTCTGCGATTTTCTTACGGTATTCCGCTATATCAACAGCACCGCTTGGGTCAGTTGGAATAGAGCGGTCGTATTTATCAATATCTGCTGGCATGGTGCTTATTATGCTATCGCTGTCAACAATGGTAGTTTGTGCTGCATTTGTTGCTGGCTGTGGCTTGGTTGTCGCTGTGTGCGTACCACGTTGCCCAGCTTCGTTTTTAATTTCCTGTACCCAGTTACCCTTACCGCTGGCCTTGCTGTAGTTATCCTGTAGGAAATATGGCAGGCTTCCCCAGCCGCGCTGTGGGTCGGCTATTTGGTCACTGATTTTGTCCTTGTTGTTTTCCACCCACTGCATAAAATGCTCATTGGGCTGCTCAATAACACCAGCAGGAACGAAGCCGCTTGTGTCCTCGCCACGCAAGATTTGGTCGGTGAGCTGGAACAGCTCGTCCTCGGTGCATAGCAATGGCACACAATAGCAGTAGCAGTGCGGATGCCAGCCTTTGAACACAAAGCCTTTGGGATATTCACCGCGCCCACTGGTGTCGTTCTCGTCAGCAGCCGACAGGTCGTTGCAAATATCATCGCAGGGGTGATTTTTGCTCAACACCACACGGAAGCCACGCACAAACTCCATTTCTTTCCACCGCTCGCAATCGGCTGCACGGTATGCCATGTTTGTTTCCGTGCGTGCCAGCCGCATAGCGTTTTTGTAGCTGCTTCGGTACACACCACGGCCAGTATGGTAGTTGTGTGGGTTATCGTCCACCCAGTAAAAGCTGTCTGTGGCTTTATCATAGTGTCTGCGTTTCCATTTGCGGCCATATACAGGCTTGCCGTCCTTATCCACTTTGCCCTGCATCACAGGCTTGCCGTTTTTATCCAGCACAGGTTTGCCCTTATCGTCCAACACTGGCTCTTGCTCCCTGTAACGAAATCGCCTAAACAGCATATCGGGTTCTTGCAGATACTGGCGCACCTTACGGCTCAATTCGCCAGCGTCCACGCCTTGCCCCAGCGACAAATCAATGGCCACCTCCATATCCGCTTTGGTATTGCCTGTAATAGCCCATACGCGCTGCGACAGGTTCATGCCAGCTTCTTTACGTGCAAAAAACTGGTTCATGGCTTCTTTGTTGCGGCCAAAGTAACGTGCAAAATGTTTGTCCTCCAGCGCACCTTTGCCAAACAGGCCAGCCAGCAAACCGTCCATATCGGCATTGCTGTAATACCACTCCTGCGTAATGTTGCCACGGATTGACTGGTAAATTTCGCTATACATAAGGCGAAATGTGGCCTGCACCTGTTTGCTTATTTCGGGGTAATCGGCAAAGGCGAAAGGCTTGCCGTCTTGCAGCTCCAGCCCCTCGCACATAGCCACTATTTCCCCGATGCGCTTATCCATAATGCTGCGCACCTTTAGGGCATACGTTTCACACCGTTTGCCCAGCTTTGTATTTATTGCTTTCCAGTCTATTTTTGCCATAGCGTTTTTATTTACGAATAGAGTTTTTGCTGCCAGCAGGTTTATTCGTAGTTGAATACGCTGTTAGCTGCCAGCTTTGCACGCTTGGTTTCCTCGGCTTCCTGTTCGGCCTTTATACGGTCTTTTTCACGCTGTTTGTCACGGACGAGGGGGTTAAGCTCAATAAAGGTTTCATCGCTCATGCCGCCAGCGTTTTTAACCTTAACTGCGTTGCTGATAGCTTCCACAATGTCCTCGCCAAACGGCTCTTGGTATTCATGCTGCACCTGCAACCGCTCCAGCTCGCCAGCCAGCTGTATATTTGTCACGCGCGAAAGTATGGCAATAATAAGGCTGGCCGTGCGCATAAGCATTTCATCGTGGCTCTCTTTGCGCATATCGGCCTTGATGCTGGCCAGCACCATCATTTGTTTAAGGGCTTTGGCCGATACGTTGGATAGCTTGCTCATTACGTCAAAATCAATGTTTGGCGTAAAGGTGTCGCGGAAAATGTGCCGCTCGTTATCCTCGCTTTCCTGTTTTTTAAGCTCGCTGGCTGTGTCGGGTGTAAGGTAGCGCAAATCGCCCTTTTCGGCCAGTACATACAGTTTGTTTTCCGTGTCCTTGTCGGGAAGCCCTTGCACCACGTCAGCAGTGGCCACCAAAGCAGGGTCAGCCATGTAGTCGTTCACGTCAGCAGTACGACTTTTCATGTATTCCTGCCTGTCAATAAGGTTGGACGCGCCAGCCCATTCAATCTCCTGCTCAAACAGGATAACAGGCTTTTTTCCCACGAAATTAACCTCGCGCTCAACCGACCAGCCCACACCGCCAGCCTTGCAGCGGTATATGTAATCGTCCGTGTAAATATCAACACACCGTACCGACACGCTGCCACGCTCGCGCACATGGTATTCACGCGCAAAATATACCAGCCTGTCGTATTGGTCTTTTATGTAGTACATGGTATCGCCCAGCGAAGCGGCCAGTACCTTAATAAGGCAGTCGGCTTTGCCCTCTTTGTTTTGGAAACAGTGGAACAGCAGCGCACTTTTGGTTTCAGCCCCAGCCAATCGCTTTGCCTGTCGTATGCGTGCGTTAAAGTGCTTGGCCTTTAGGAAATCGGTAAAGGCTTGGTATGCTCTTTCCGTTCCATCGCTATTTTCAAGCCACTGCACAGGCCGACCGTAAATAAACACAACGGCCATTTCGTTGATGTAGCGTGCATAATCCAGTGGGAGCTTCCACCGCTTTACCCAGCCTGTAAAGTTGCCCTGCTCGTCATAGGTAGCCTTGTCGGGGCGTTCCATAATGGTATGCTTTTGCAGCTGGTACTGCTTAAGGGCTTCCAACTGTTTAGGCAGGTCGTTCTGCATCATAGACAATGCGCCCGTAATGTTGCCAGCCTGCACCATTTCTTCAAACTGCTGCTGGTAGCCCAGTGCTGCTTTTACTTTGCTAAAAAGTGCTTCAAAAATGTTGAACATCGGTTTTGTTGTTAATGATTATTACAGTATGCCGCCGAAACGCGCCTTGCTCATGCCCTTTGGCAGTTCTATGTTATTTAGTAGCAGGTAGTCAATCGCATAGCACAGTATATCCACGTATTCATCGTGTACCTGCGCTGGAAAGCCGGCCACCTCGTCCATAAAGTCCTCCACCCAGTCACCGTCTACAAGCACCACACGGCCACACTCAATTTTTGGGCTGCATACCGACAGGCGAGTAGCCTTTCCGTCCTTTGGTGTTGGTGTCTTGGTTACATTTAGGTCGGTGTTGGTTTTTAGCTGCTGTACCACGCTTATGCCGTTGGCCTTTGGCTCAATGCGTAGCGTGCTGGTTCGCTTGTCGTAGCCCCATGTATGGCAGTATTCGGGCAGAAAGGCCAACAGGTCGGGGAATGTTTTCCACACTTTTTGCGCATGGTACACAAATAACTGCTGGCCTATTTTGCACGCTGCCAGTATGCCGCTGGGGTCGTTGTCTCCGTGCTGTTCGTCATAGGCTGTATCAAGGAAAAAGTGCATAGTTGCACCGCCTCGCATGGCTTCAAACTGCGCACGGCTAATGTGCTGAAACCAGCATTTCTGCACAATGTTGCCGCTGGCACTGGCTGGGGTTTGTTCGTACTGGCCAGCATACGCACGGCTTCCCAAATCCACCCTTGCTTCGGCCAGCACCTCGGCATCAAGCCGCACAGGGTCAAGCAGCCCATTTACATACCGCTCCCGAAGCTCCACTGGCTTTACTTGGTCGCTTAACTCCGCTGGCAGGCAAATATGCTTTATGCGGTCGCTCTTTTTCTTAAGCAGGTAGCCTGTCACATCTTCCTCATGCAGCCGCTGCATAATGGTTATGGTCGGTGTGTTTTTCTTGTTTACCTTACGTGTAGAAAGTGTTTTGGTAAACTCCACCGCCTGTAACCGTAATGGCTCACTATCGGCCTGTTTTGGGCTTTGTGGGTCATCGTTCAGTATAATGTGTGCGTGCTTACCAGTGACAGCCGAGCCTGTGGACGTAACATAACGCTCACCTCCAGCCGTGTTGCCATAGTAGCCCTTGCCCGACTTGTCACGCCTTATGGCCACCTCAGGGAACAGCCGCCTGTAACGCTCGCTGGTTATTATGTCCTTGCTCTTTTGCGCTTGGTCAAGCGATACATCGCTACTGTAGGAGCTGCTGATAATGCGCAAACTGGGGTCTTGCGTCCACAGCCATGCAGGGAACATAATAGTTACGATTGTGCTTTTGGTAGTGCCTGGAGGTATGTTAATTATTATGTCGTATGGCTTTGGCAGGCGATTGACAATATAGTAGGCCAGCTTTTGCAATTCCTCGCACAGGTAGGCAATATGCCAGTTAAATACTGGTTCTTCGGGGATAATAACCGACCAAAACGTTTCTACAAAGTTGTAAAAACGCTTCTTACACATGTGAGCCTGCACCTTATCCAGCAGCTCATTTGTGGGCTGTATTATTCTACCCTGTGCCATTGTTACTGCATTTCCTTTTTGTCACGCTTTGCCGCTATGGCATACAGTGTTTCAAGCTCCTGTTCGCTCAATTCGTTAAGGTCAATTCCCTGTGTGCCGGCCATAAGCGGTGAACCGTCTTTACCTGTAAGCTCGCTGCGCTCGGGGGCGTAAATACCCAGTAGCTTGTTACGCTCTGCCAGCAGATGCCGTATTTCGGTTATGTAGGCCACATTACCACAGCCGCGCTTGTTTGCCTGCTGCTGTTCGGCCACAATAACCTTACTGCCTTTTTCGCCTGTGGGATTGCCGTTTTTGTCGGTCTTTTGCGTAGGCACGGCTTTTTGCTTTTGCCAGCCCTCCGTATAATCCTCCTTACTTTTTTCCCACGCTTCCCAAAGTTCAATAAGGCAATCGTCAATGCGTGCCAGTGCCAGCGTCATGTACTCGTCAGTGTTGGCCAGCCTGTTTTCGCGCCATTCCTCCAGCAGCAGCTTTTTGTCCTGCTGTATAAGATTAGGACTGGGGAGCTTTGGTAGTTGCAGCCTTACTTGCACCTCTTGGCATATTTGGCGCACGCTGTAGCCCTTTTTGAACAGCTCGGCCACAATCTCCAGCCGCGCCAGTCGTTTCTGCCGCTGCTTTTGGTTCTGCCTGTTGTTAAGTTGCTTTGTGTCCATACGCTCATTACAGGGCTACAGTAGCCCCAATGGCTGCACCAGCCGCACCGCCTGCAATGGTAGCCAGTAGGGCGTAAATGTCAAAAAAGCCTATACTCATGCTGTGGTAGGCCATATCCTTAACCTCTGCGGCCACCCCAGCTGCACCAGCACACAGTAAGCCACAGGCGAATGCTTGCAGGTGGGATACGCTGCCAAAGCATACGGCCAGCAATACTGCTCCCACTATGGCTGCAATAGCACCGCAAATAAGGTGCTTTACTTTGTCCTTGTAAGTCATTGTTACATTTGGTTTATTAGGTTCATAAACTCGGCACGCACTGCACTGTCGGTTTGAAACAGACCAGTTAAGCAGCTGCTTACCATTTGTCCTTTCTTACGCGCTCCGCGCATGGTTTTGCACAGGTGTTCGCCACGCATTACCAGCGCAATGCCCAGCGGTGGATTATCGCCACCCAGTGCATCGGTCAGCATTGCCACAACCTCATGCACCAGCCGTTCCTGTACTTGCAGTTTGGCCGCACAATAGTCCACCACTCTGCCTATCTTGGAAATGCCCAGTATGCGACCTTTGGGGTTTGGCAGATAGGCGAAATAATACTTGCCGAAAAAGGGTATCATGTGATGCTCGCAACAGCTGTAGAAATCGCCTGTATCTACCACCATGCTATCGTACACAATGCCGTCCTCCCCATTTGGGAAAGTGGTAATGTTTGGCTTTTGCGCTGGGTTGTAGCCCCTGTATATTTCGCTATACATACGTGCCACCCTATCGGGGGTGTCCTTTAGCCCTGTGCGGTCGGGGTCTTCGCCTATAGCCAGCAGCAGCTCACGCACAGCAGCCTTTATTCGCTGCTTGGCTTCGTATTGTTGTTTTGTAATTGCCATTCGTTATATATTTTGCAAAGCGTTTGCAGGTGATACTGGCTCATAGGCACAACGCGAGCACAGCCAGCTGGCACACCTGTAAACGCTGCTTTGAATATTCGCCAAAATAATTGCCTATGGCTCATCGCCTGTGTTGTTATGGCTGGTGTAAATTGCGACATTACCCTCGCTTTCCTGCACCTTGCATTTGTAGCACTGGGGTATCTGCCGCACCACCCAGCGAGCTATATTTTCCGCTGTAGGGTTAAAGCCCAGCACCTCGTTAAGGTTGCTGTGGTCTAACTTGCCGTGTATGGCATTCTTAATGTGCTTAAAATCGCAGACCATACCGTCCGCGTTTAGCTTTTTGGCCTTGCAGTAAACTGTTATAATCCAGTTGTGGCCATGCAGGTTTGCACAGGGGCTGTCGTAGCTTAAGCTCAACCCGTGGCACGCTGCAATTTCCAGTCGTTTTGATACGTAAAACATAATGCTGTATTATTGTAGGTTACACCCATATAATCTTACTGTCACGAATAAAGTAATGCGCCCTGTTTGGGCAATTTGTGTTAAGTATGCTGGGAGCGAGCGTTACCTGTACACCGTTGCTGTTATATTGCCAGCCATGCTCACCGCCCAGCGGTGTTACGGATTGCTGACCACAGCCACAGGCGCACAGGTGAGCAGCCGTACAAAATTCCAGTGACACATACAGCACACCTTGCTTCATTTTGTCCACTGGGGGAATGTACTCCACATACTCAACCTTGTGTAAATGCTCCAGCCGTGCCATTATTCTATACCGATAAATTTGTGCCACTGCATACCCAGCCGCCATTCGGGGTGTTCCTGCACCAGCTTAATGCAGTGGTTGATGTTGTCAATGTTGGCCACCTCACCGTCAAAGCATGGTGACAGGAAATAATGGTCTGCGTGCTTATGTGGCACAGGTATGCTATCGCCAGCCTTTACCACATAGCGAAGCTCGTTAATGTGGCCGGGGGCAATTTTGGGAGTTTTGGGGCTGCACACCACGTAATCTACACCAGCAGGCACAGGAAGCAGGCCGTTTGTTTCAATGCTTATAAACCAGCCGTAACGCTTGAACTCGGCAATAAGGAAAGCGTCAAGCTGTAATGTCGGCTCGCCACCACACAGGCTTACACTGGCACAATGGTTGCCAATACGCCTGCACTCGGCCACAATTTCACTGGCCGTCATTTCCTTGTAATAGCTGCTGTGGTCGGTGTCGCAGAAGCTGCAATGCAGGTTACAGCCGCTAAAGCGCACAAACACCTGTGGCGTGCCTACACGTGCGCCCTCGCCCTGTATGCTGTAAAAGATTTTGTTTACCTTGTAAAGTTTTTCAGTGTTCATATCGTTGTATGTTGAATGTTACATATTATCCCTGCACCAGCGTTGGTACAGCACCCACTGGTCAAAGTTGTTTTGGGTTGCGGCCATTGTAATGAGCTTCTTGCCGGCAGGTGCCTTGGTCTTACCCATTACGCCTGTGGTGGGGTCAAAGTGGTATACAAAGCCGCCCAAATTACCTGCCAGCCATGCTGTGCTATCGCACGAATAGAACCTGTGCCGATGCTGTAGCCATACACTTATCGCTGTAAGCCCCAGCCCATGCACCTTGCAGCCATGCTCTGCGGCCACGTCCAAAAACCAGCCCAGCTGTGCATACTTGTATTTTTTGAACCAGCTGGTCGTTTTGGTAGCACCACCCAGCGAAAGGCTGGCATAAGGATATTCACGGCAAATGTCAATCCACGCTTGTTTGCCCCTGCACGTATGCCAGCAGGGTATCGGCTGCATACCTGTGCGCTGTTCCATGCGCCTGCGGAGCTTCATTGCGTCCTCCACGCTGGCCACCCAGTCAATATCCATTTCCACAAAGTTCTTAATGCCGTTGGCCAGCACCCAGTCGCAATACTCGTCCGTGTACCGCTCCCAGTTTACAGCATACTTATCGTCCTGCATAAATGTAAAAGCACCGCTATCAATTAGCAGGTTGCAGGCGTTGCTGTTTTGGATTATCGGGTACTTTTTGTTCTTGCGTGCGTAGTAAAAACTTTGCAGCAGGTTTATGCGCTTGGGGTCGTTATGCAGCCTGTCGGGCTGGCTGTACCGCCCCAGCTCAATATCGGGGCTTAAGCCCATCATGCGTATGTAGTCAGACACGCCAGCCAAATACAATTCCATAGCCCAGTGTTATTTTACGGTTACACCCTTGTACTCTGCCACAGCAGCTTCCACCACAGCCCTTATTTCGTCAATTTCAGTACCCAGCTCCATAGGTATGTGTACCGTTACATGAAGCTCGTTGGTCTTTTCCTCGGCATCGGTGAAAAAGCTGTCAATGTCGGTGTCGTTGGTCTGCCATATATCCATGCCCATTTCGGCCAGCAGGTTATTATCCCACTTGTTAGCCAGTTCGTCAAAATCCCACTTACCGAAGCCCACGTTATCCTTAATGACAAACTCGGCCTTTTCATCCTCGGTTAGGTCGCTCACAAGCTGCACCTTTACCACTGGCCGCTTTTGCCACTTTGCCCAGTATTCCAGCAGCTCCTCCTGCTCAAACTGGGTAAGGCGTTTGAACTTTGTTTGCTTAAGCAACTGTGCCTGTATCCCCTGCTGGCTCATGGCCTGTATCAGCAGCAGCGCACGTGTGCGCATATTGCCACCATACACAACCATAGTAGCAGCATCGCATACAACAGGCCGAAGCGCGAGCATTTTAGGGAATACCAGTATGCTCTGCACCAGCAGCTCCATTTTGTCCTCGGTTATCTGCCGAGGGTTGTCTGCGTTAAGGACAATGTCCGTAACCAACACACTTTTTAGGTCGTTTGCCATATTGCGTACATAAAATTTGCGTGCAAAGTTAAGGCACAAAGCGTGTTTATCATTCACACCTTGTGCCTAACTTTTGAAAGTAAAATGTACTTTGGCTTTTTATGGCCTTTTAGCCCATAGCTCTTGCTTGCACACTTGCATAAATTCCTCTATGCTGTGGCAAACATAGTAAGCATGGCCGAGTGCCGTTACACGCTGCTCAAATTGCACTTGCAGTTCGCTTTGTTTGCCTTTGGGCGTTTTCATTTCAATGTAAATGTGCCTGTCTTTGGCTACTATAACCAAATCAGCCACTCCAGCCATTGCGCCCTCTGCCTTTAGCTTTGCAGCCACTACAGCATTACGCTGGCCACCATTCGGCACTGCGTAAATAAGCAGGTTGTTAAACTGGTATCTAAACCAATTTACACAAGCCACCTGTATGTTATGCTCCTGTTCTTTCATTTTGCAGTTTTATACTGAAAAGTGTGCTAATTACAGGAAGCTGGTTAATATGGCCAGTCGTTAGCCTGTGGGGGGTTGCTCTGCCGTATAGCCGCCTGCTGCTGGGGCTGGCCATTTTTAAGCAGCACAATGTTTTCGGCCACTATTTCGGTTATATAGCGTTTCTGCCCTTGTTGGTTGTCATACGACCTGTAGCGTATTTTTCCCTCTACATACACCTGCTGGCCTTGTTGCAGGTATCGTTCTACTATCGTAGCCAGTCCAGCCCATGCCACTACTGTATGCCATTCGGTACGCGCTTCCACCCGCTGGCCGTTTTGTGTGGTATATGCCGGCTCGGTTGTGGCCAGTGGAAACTGCGCCACCTTGCTGCCGTTTTGCAGCGGTTTTACTTCGGGCGTTTTGCCAACATTCCCGATAAGCGTTGCTCTATTTAAGCTGCCCATTTTTGTTGTCGTTTTTTGTGGTTTTTACGGTTGCTTTTGCTGTGTTTTCGCTTCTAACTGCTATTACTTGTATATATATAATTATATATTATATTACACACATACTGCTATGTACATAGATACTGTAATAGGGAAAGCGCATAAGCCGAAGCAGGCGTTATGCGCATAGCCGAAATGGCCGCTTTAGCCGTATGGCGAGCGCACGCAAAAGCTACGTATGCGGAACCAGTACAACGGACTGCGGAATGCCGTTTTTGCCGCTGGGTTGAGCTTCGGTTTATAGCCCCGGCCCTGCATTATCCACTGCTTTTCTTCGTGCGCCCATTCTCGGCTCATTTTGTCTAATTTATCACACATGGCTGCTGCCTTTTCTGCGTCCATGGCCAGCTGCTCCACGGCTTCTATCACTGCCTGCATTGCTTCTTTCATATTCCTCCAATTTTATGCTATGCCGTCGCAAAAATTCGTTTTCTTCGCGCAACAACTTTATTTCGTGCTGTAATTCTTGCACGTGTTCATTATATTTTTGCCGCTCATACTGGGCTGGTGACAGCTCTTTTTTGCACGTACAGTAATCCAGTGGGTTAGGTGCATCGTAATGTGATGCCACGCCCATACATTCGGGGATAAGCACCTTGCCAACGCCTTTGACTTTTATGTACCTGCAAAACAATGTTTTGCTTGTAAAGTGTGTTACTTATCGGGAAATAATGGTGGGTTACGCTGCTCCCAAAGTATGCGCTGCACACGCTCTATTTCCGTGTCAATTTGCTTTTCAATTTGCTTGCTGCGTTGCAGGTCGCATGGCCTGCGGCTTTTGGAATACGCCTTTTGGGCTTCGCGCATACGCACCACTGTATCAAAGAATGTTTTACTGTCCATTGCCAGCCAGTTTTTCGGTTATACGTGCCAGCTGTTCGCCTGTAGCCTTTTCCAGCAGTTCGCGCACCTCGTCATTAGTGCGTACTCCTGCGCCTGTTTCCTGCCAGCCAATATGCACACTGGCCAGCCTGCCTGTTTGGTGCTGGTATTCGCCCACACCATAGCCCTGCTTTAGGCTTATGCTGTCAATGCGTATGTTAAACTTAAGTTCATACTGCATCAGCAGGTTTTGCAGGCTGTATTCCAATGCCTTTACAGCTGTTTCTTTTACCATGTTGTCGGGCAATTCAAATGTCAGTTTCTCCATTGTTTTTGTCGGTAATGTTGTTGATTCTCTTAAGCATACGTGCCGCCCTGTCGCTCATAGGCTTGCGCTTGGTTCTGCTGCGTACATACTTGTCACGTTTACGCTTTACCCATTGCAGGTTTGGCAGTGCCAAATTTTCATAATTGCCGTCCAGCACATAGGCTTTCATGCCTGCTGGCTTCGGGCATACAAAAGCAGTAAGTATTATGTCAGCCACCACGACCAGTACATAATCATCACCTTTGCGTAGCGTTACCCTGCGCATACCATAACCCGAAACAAACCTCAAATCCACGCTTGCCCCAGCTTTACGCACTCTGCCGTAATTGCTGCACTCATAGCCAGTATAGCCCACCACTGGAAGCCATACCTCGCTATCCATACTTACTTGCTTGTTCATAGGCTGCTATCAGTATTGCTTGCCGTGCTTGTACGGACGTAATTTGTTATATTGCATTTTCCGCTGCACGTGCCACCACAGGTCTATGTCGTATATTGCGGCCAGCATTTCCAGCTCTACAATAGCTGCACGCATACGCTGTGTTAATGCTGTGCTGCCAGTTGTTAGGTCGCGCACTATAAGCCACACATTTTCCGTAAATTTATGCTTACTGGTTATGTTGCTTATTACTGCGCCACCGTTGTTAAGGTCGTGGCCATACAACCCTGCCAAATCCAGCAGGCGTATAACCGTGTCAGCCAGTTCGTCCTCCACAGTGTCCTTTATGTTGTAGCGAAACGCCTGCTGAAATTCGTAGGCATATTGTTTGGGGTCTTGCTGTTTTTCGGGGTCAGTCCAGTCACACAGCATGGCCGAAAAACCGCACCTGTCGGCTCGCTCACCTTTGCGGTCGGCTTCCACAGCTTCGGCCAGCTCGCACACCACCAAACACAGGCAATGCGTTGTGCCGGGGTCTCCCCCCAAAAGCCGTGCTGCACCGCGTTTGCGTGTACCTCTAACGCCAGTTTGTTTAAGTCGGGTCTTGTTGCTTTTTCCATTGTTTTTGCTTGATTTTTGAATTTCTTATTTTAAGGCCGTTTTTAGAGCGTTTCGTGCGCTGGGTGATAACTTGCTTGATTTAACTGCTTGCTGCGATTGTAGCACACGCCAGCGGCCTGTACGGCCATTATTTTCCACTTGCCCGCTCCAGTAGTTTTTGGTAGGTTGCATCGCTTAAGCCCTCTCGCATGGCCAGTATGCGCTTTATGCGTTGCAGCTCGGCTGGTGTTAGTGGCTTTTCTTCTTTTTCACTTTCGCTATCCTCCAACATTCTTTCTCGGTATAGACCATGCTTGCTTACATAGGCCGATACCAGCGTGTCCTGCATAGCTTGCAATTCGCGTAAGAAATTAGCCTTGTGCCATGTGAACAGGCTGGCCAGCTCGGCATACTGTATTGGTGTTAGTTTTACCTGCACCACATTACGCGCTGCGCCATGTTTGTAAGACATCTTCTTTGTGCTTGTCACTTTGTGGTAGCACTGTGCAAACAGTGTAAGCAGATATTTAAGCCTGCCTATTTCAAACCTGTACCACTGTGGCTGTGCGTCCTCGTCCAACAAGTCTGCCAGCGTTATGCCATACTGTGCGCACAAACGTTCAATGGCCAGCCGTGCGTTACGTGCTTCGCCTGCACAACCTTTTTCGGCCAGTGCTTGCAGTTTAAGCAGTTTGGCTTTTATGCTTTATATTTGGGGTTGTTTTATCCATGTCGTTATCGTCTGCTTTTGCCCGTAAGGGCTATTATGTTGTATGTTTTGAAGCGGTCTACAAGTCGGCCAAAGCCGTCTGCAAACTTTTCCTCCAGCTGTTTAATTGTTAGGTTGGTGGTAAGGTGTGCCGAGTTGCCCATTTGCGTCCATATTTCGTTGCGAGCGTGCAAAAATTCGTTTGTCAGCAGCTGGGTATCCATGCCAAAATAGGTTTTGCTTTGCACGCCTATGTCGTTAAGGCAAATGTTAAATGGCTGGGGCTTAAAGCCAGTGCTGTTTTCTTCGTTGTATGTGTAGCGGTCAAGATTGTTGTGTATGGTGTAGTAATTTACCATTTGCGTCACCGACATACAGTGAAAAAAACGAGGGTTATTGGTGTAGCGCAAATACTCGCTGAATACTTGCATAAGCAGCGTTTTTCCTGTGCCCACACCGCCCATTATCAGCAGGCTTTTATGTAGCTTGTATTTCGCTTCGGGAAATACTGTTTCGGCCAGCTTTGAGCCGTTGAAATAGTACAGCATAAAGCGAAGCACCTTTTTGTTATTCTCGTCAATTATAAACTGCCTGTTTTGAGGGGCAAGCAGTTTATTGGCTATCATTACAATAAGCTGGCTGTGCTTTTGGAATTCGGCTTCATCGTCCAGTTGCCTGCTTTGCCGCTGGGCTTTATAAGCATCACGCAAAACACGCTGCGCAATGGCTTCCAGTGGTTGTATTTCTTGTTCCATATTGCTTGTAAAGTGTGATGGTTACACGTCCATGCCGCCAAAGCTGCCACCGTATTCATCTTCGCTGGGGGGCATGTCGGTCACTGCTGCCTGTTGGCTGGCCGCCTTTGTTGTATTTGTTTGCTGCGCTGTTTGCAGGCTTTCATATTCAGTTTCCCACCTGCGCTGATTGAGCCATGTTTGCAGGTATGCCCACTGTGGCACAAACCGGCCAGCTGCCGACATTTGCTCGCGCCACGTCAATTCACGCTCCAGTGCTGGCATAAGCAGTGGGATAAGCTCGCGCCAGTTGCTATTTTTCTTTTTGAAATTGTCAAGCTCAACGGCCAGCCCTCTTTTTGTGCCTTTGTAGGCTTTGCGGAAATGGTCAAACTGCTGCTCCAGCTCGCTTGCACTGTACTGTACTTTTTTTGTACTTTCGCCATTATTAGTGTTAGTATTATTTATACTAAAACTATTATATATAGATTGGCCACATGGCGCACCACTTTCAATGTGGTGCTGCGTGTGGTGCAGCACATCTTGCGACACATCTAATGTGGTGCTGGGCATGGAGCTGGCCATATTTTCTTCCTGCTCCACATTTTGCACCACACCGCACACCACATCTTGCCCCACATGGCGCACCACATTAGGTGTGGTGTTATCGCTGTATGCGCTCTGATATTCAGCGTATTTAAGTATGTAAATATCCAGCCCTTTATTGCTGGGTTTTACCGTAATTTCACCTGTTTTTTGCAGCCGTTTAAGCCTGTCGCTAACAGTATTTGCGTGCATACCTGTGTACCATGCCAGCTGTGGAGCACTGGTGTGAACCTCGCCCACACGTTGCACCTTTCCACGAAATTTGTAGTTCGGCAGATAGTTTGCCATACACAGCAAGTGCAAAAACAGGCTTAATGTGTAGGGGTCATCGTGCCACTCCCAGCTCAAAATTTTGTGGTATAGTTTTATGTAGCTTAAATCTGCCATTAACGTTATTGTTAAAGCCGCCCTGCCAACGTTGCCACCAGCAGAGGGCTGGGTTGTTGTTTCGCGTTATACCACCGCGAGTTTAGCGGTTTCGGTTGCAAATTCTTTGGCTGGCTTAAAGCTGGGTTTCATGTGCGCTGCAACACGCACGGCTTCGCCTGTGCCAATGTTTCGCGCGAAACGCGCTTTGCAGGCTTTTGGCTTAAATGTGCCAAAGCCATGAACAGTTACCTTATTGCCGCTTTCAACGGTCTGCCGAATGGTTGTAAGGGTTGCGCTGATTACCTGCTCAACGCTGGCAGTTGCTTGGCCTGTAGCCTGTGCTACAGCCCGCACCAGTTCTTGTTTAGTCATTTTCGCTGGTGTCGTTTGGGGTTATTTTGATATATTCCACAATGGGAGTTTTCTTAAGGCTGGCCGCTTCGTAATCGGCCATGCTGTCCTTCATGTTGTCGGCCACGGCCTGCATGGCCTGCTGTAGGTTGTCGGCCTGCACAAGCACACGATTTTTTGTGCGCTTTTCGCTGGCCGTCTTTTCGTCAATGGTGATAAACTCCAGCTGGGCTTCAAACCAGTAGTCACCGCCAGCAGGGGCTTCCCACAACTCGGCAACTTTAACACGCTTTATGTCGGTCACGGTAAACTCGCCACTGATGTACGGCTGCACATATTCCACCGTGCGTGCTTCGGCTTCGGTGAAGCTCAAAGCGTCAACAATGTAGGTATCAGTCACAGGCTTAACACAGCCGTTGTCCTGCATTTTGTCGTACTTTACTTTTACTTGGTACATGGTCAGTCCATTTTAGGGGTTACACCATAGCAGGCACAGCACAGCTCAAAGAACTGTTTGCCCACATACTCGGCCTTTTCCTCGCTGTTAAGGCACAGGGGGAAACCACAATACGCATACGTATTCGCACTGCGAGGATACGTATTCGCACAGCGGACACCCGCAAGCTCCGCAGGATACGCATGAGGAACGGCGAGCAGCTGGTGTATGCCACGCTCTTTGCACTCGGCTTCGCCCATTTCAGCCATTTCCTCTTTGCTGTAAAGCACGAATACAGGGTAATAGCCCCAGCCGTCCTCACCGTAGTAGCTGCCTGTGTCGCTGTTCATGGCCTTGCATATCACAAGCAGCTTGTACATAGCACTGGCCATGCCTTGAAATTCCATTATACCACGCTGGTCACAGCCCATAAGGTGTTCGGGCATACCCAGCAGGTTGCAAGCGTCAGCATAGGTTTTAATGCTGGTATAGTCAAACTTGAAAGCGTCCGCGCCAAACAGCTCGCGTAACACCTCTTTTGTTTCGTCACTGGCTGCGCTGTAGTGTTTTACTGCATCAGCCTTTTTTACTGTTAGATTTTCCATTTTGTATATATTTGTTGTTTGTTAATTCTTTTATAGCCAGCTGCATTAAGCGCACATTGTTTGCCACCCTTAAACTCTTGCGCATTTGGGGCTGTAGAGCCGCTATTTGGGCTTCAAGTGCCTGCTCAATAACTTTGGCTGTGGCTTCCGTTACACACCTCATATCACGCTGGCATTTAGTTGTAGCACCATGCCTGCTTTGGCTGCATATACGCGCTTGCCTGTGGCTTCACGCACGGCCTGCACAAACTGGGCTTCGTTGCTATTACCGTCCGAAAGGTGTATTAGCACCACCTTTTGCACGGCCTTAAGGTCGCTGGCCTGTAAATAGCGTATGCTGTTTTGTAGCTCAAAATGGCTGGTTAATAACCTGTCGCGCATACCTGTATCCACACGGCCATTTGCGATGTTTCGCTCCAGTATTTCATCGCTGTAGTTAGCTTCCAGCAGGTAGTGCGAAACGCCCTTAAACCTATACTGGCACGCATAGCTATCAGTTATAAATACCACTTTCCCACATTCGCTGTGCTGCACTACATAACCCACACAGGGAACATCGTGCTGTAGGGCAAAAGGCGTTACCACAAAGCCGCCCAACTTATAGGCATTGCCCAGTTTTATTGCCGTTGCATTTCGGGTTATGCCTTTTGCTTCCAGTACATCGGGGAGTGCCAGCAGGCGTATGCCGGCACAGGCGTAATCGGCCGCATACTTTGCATGGTCGTTGTGCTGATGGCTTACAATGCAGCCGCGCACCTTTGACAGGTCAAAGTCCAGTGCCTTTTTGGTTTCTATTAGCTTTGTACCAGCTTCAATGCACAGTGCTTCACTTGTGCCGTTAAGCACATAGCCGTTACCATGCGAGCTGCTGCCGATTACTACCAGTTCCATAGTGCTACAGGTTTAGAGTGGGCATTTGCGACCGCCTGCGCCAGCAGGTATGTGTGCGTTATCGTTGCCGAATAGGTTGCCTGTGTTACCAGTAGGGGCTGCTTCGGGCTGCTGGGCTACAGGCTCGGCTGCGGCCACCGTTTCGGCTGTATTTATCACCTCGCCAGTTTCCACATCAACCACAGTGGCCTGCTCGGTCATATCCACATAGTCCGCGTTTTGGGGCTGCTGGGCTGCTTCGCGCTGTATGGCTGCTGTATCGGGTTCGTCCGCTTCCTCCACCGCTGCGCCCAGTGCAATTTTGCAGGCACGGCTGATAACGGTTTTCTTGCACATTTGGTCGGTAAAATTGGTGTGCGCACCGCTGTTGCCTTTGGCTGCGCCCTGTTGCCAGCTTTTGCGTATCTGCTCCATAGTCATTATTTCAATCCAGCGTTTCCCCTCTTTGGTTACGACTACTGCATACGCACTTACAATGTTGGCGATGTTGATGTTTTCCAGCTTGGTTTCGTGCTTTACAAGCTGGTAGCGACCGAACTCGTCCACGGTAAACACGAAATCATCGCCCTTGTAAACCACCTGCGCATTTACATCGGCAATTTCAGTGTCGCGCTTGGCACGCATTAGCTTGCCCCTGTAGTCTTCCCAAAAGGTAAGCTGGTTGCCAGCTACGATAAAATAGCACTGCTTTTTGGCCACGCTTAAGCCCTTTACTACCATTTCCAGCAGGCAGTTTGCCACACTGGCTTTTTCGCACACCTCCAGTGCTGGCCGCTGGTTGCGGTCTTTTACGTTTTGCAGGTACAGCCATGCCAGTTTGAGGGCGTTGCCTGCTGTGTAGCCTGCTGGCAGGTTTAACTCACCAGCTTGCTCCAGTGCTGTTACACGTTCAAGCACGTTGTCGCTGATGTTTTTTTGCAGCCGCACAATGGCCGTGCTGTTTTGCTGCTGGGCTGCTGGCTGTGCCGCGCCCTGTGCCTGCGTTGCAGGCTGTTGTTGCGTTGTTCCCATATTGCTTTTGTTTAGGGGGTTGAACATTATTATTCGGTTTCAATTTTAAGTTCTTTGTCGGTGCTTACGATTAGGTCTACACGCTGGCTGGCCATAGGCAAAAGCTCGTTAATGCTTTCGGCATTATCAATGAAGCAGGGGGCATAAATGCCTTTGTGCTTACACATGGCGTTGATAATATCCAGCCCAGCGTTGATGCGTGCTGCGTTGTTAAGGTCGCTGTACGGTACACCTCCCACAGTGCATTCACATACGGGCTTAAGCGAGCCGTTAATTTTGTGGTCAAACATGGTAAAGGCCACGAAGCTGAACAGGGCATTTACTTTGCTTTCCAGCTCCTCAATAGTGCGCTGCAACAGCTGCTCGGCTGTGTAGTCTTGCCCCTCCAGCTGGGTAAGCTGTACATTTAGCTGCTGCTCCTGTTTTTCCAGCTCGCTAATACGTTTGCGCTTGTTGGCTATGGTTGTGCCTACCTGTGCCAGTGCATTAAGCTGGTTAAGTTTTTCCAGTAGCTGCTGCTGGTCGGCCTGTAACCCCTGCACAGCTGCCTGTGTATCAGTAGTGGCCGTTGCTGGTATAGCGTCAAGTTGCTTGCGAAGCTCTGCCATTTGGGCTGTGAGTTGCTGGTACTGGGCATCGTTGGCAAGCAGTTCGTCCACAGGGGTTATAACAGGTGCTTTGTCGGTTTCAGCCAGTGCGTCAATTTCGGCACGTTTGGCCTGTGCTGCTTGCAGCTTTGTTTGCTGTTCGGCTTGTTTTGTTTGCAGCTCCTGTAAACGTGCCTGCTGCTGTTTTTCACGCTCTACAAGTTGTGCTGCCTCGGCTTCCATTGCGTCAAGTTTGTTGGCCTTATTGGCATTAAAGTTGGCCAGCATTTCGGCCTTTTTGGCTTCCACGTCCTCGGCTTCCAGCGGTCGCTTACAGCAGGGGCAAATAAACTGGCTTTCATTGAACACCAGCTGCTCGGCTTCCACAGCCGCCCAGCGTTGCTTGAAATCCTCTTTGGCATTGGCTATGGTTCCCAGTACCACGCCAACAGCCGTAATTTCGTTTTTCGTGCCGTCAAGCTCACGTGTGAGCTGCTGCACGCTTGTAAGCACCTGCATACACTTTTCCTTAAACTCGGCCTGTATGCGCTCGCGCTCGGCCACTACCTTGTTATTATTGTACTGGTGGCGGTTGCTTATTTCCAGCTGTTGTTTTTGCAGGTCGGCTATTTGGGCATACACTTGCTGGCGTGCTTCCTGCTGTTTTGCCTGCGCTTCTGCCTGTGCCTTGTTGTGGTCGGCCACGGTGTCAGCAATAGCCTGCTGTATGCGCTCAATGGCCGATTTTGTAGCCAGTATATCGCCCTCTACCTGCTTCCAGTCCACAGGCTCGGCAGGCGTAATGTTGGCAATATCGTTTTGCTGTTCACTTATGCGTACAGGTATGCGCTCCAGCTCGGCCTTAATTTCTTTCATTTGGTAGCTTAAGTGCTGACGGAATTTTTCAATGTTCTGCTCGCCCATTACTTGCAGCAGGGCTTGAAATTCCTTATTGCCGCTGGCCACGCTGACAGTGCTTACCTCGCCCACCATTTCAGTAAGTATGCTGCGCTGCTGGTCTGCCTTAAGGCTTACAAAGTAGGTCGGGCTGCTTATGGCCATAAACAGGCTTTCGCTGCACAGGCTGTTTATATACTCGTTGAAATCTCGCTGTGTGTAAAGCTGGCCATTTACAGTGTATGTGGTAGTGTGGCCTGTAAGCTGCTTTTCAGCCACACCGCGAGGCTTGCTCCATTTTTCTACGAATGTACGTGTAATGGTTGTTTCTTGGCCGTCCACATCAAGCAGTACTGTTACCTCATGCTCCAGTTCGGGTATTACATTGCCCTGTGCGTCCTTGGTTTTAATGCCAAAGTCGGCTTTGCCCTCGGTGTTTTTGCCAAACAAACACCAGCGGAATGCATCGGCAATGGTTGTCTTGCCTGTACGGTTAGCTCCGTACACCTTTGTTACTGTGGGGCTAAATTCCACCACTCGCTCACCCAGCACACCCTTAAAGTTGCGCATTGTGAGCTTTTTAATCGTTATCTCCATATTGCTTAAAGATTTGTTCCTTTGAAAATGTCGTTTTTGATTGCTTCCTCGGCCAGCAGTGCTTGCAACAGCTGCGCCTTACTGTAGCACAGGGGGCTGTTTTTATGGTGTCCTCTGCGTACTGGCTTTACTGCACCCTCGGCCACCTGTTGTGCCAGCCACGCTTCGCCATGCTCCCACTGGCCACCAAATCGGGTGTCATGCGCTTTTAGAAATGCGTATGCTTTGCGCTGGCTTAACAGGTCGCTTGCTGGTTCAAGCATTGCGAAAGCCTGTGCTGCGCCACACTGCGCCACGCCCTCTAAAAATGTGCGCACTTTGTAGGTTTCATCTTCCATGCGTCATTCCTTTATGTTGTTGTCAATTTCTTGCCATGCAGCAGCCAGCGCAGGCGTGTATTTAACCCCATAGAAGCAGCTGGCCATTATTGCTACACAGGTAGCCTTTTGTGCCGTAAACTGGGCTAAACTCCATTCGTCATTATCGCCACCCAGCGCAAACAAAGCAAGTATGCCTATGGCGATAAGTGCGTACACTGCAACTTTGGCCAGTGTGGCTTTAATTTGGTCCTTACGCTGTAGTTTGTATGCGTATTCCTCCGTAGCCAGCAGCAGAGCTTCGTAATGCTTTACTGGCAAGCTGTAGTATGTGTTTACAATGTGGCCGTCTATAAGCACCTGTATTTCGCCATTTTTGGTACTGCTTACCACCTGCACACGTTTGCTGAATGTGTGGGTCATGGTTTTGGCCGCTGTGTCGTGCTGGGTTTCCCAGCTGTATTTTGGCTGCTGTTTCATATTGCTTAAGGTGTTAATCGTTTGTAAACAGGTTGTTTATTGCTGCATAGCGGTTAAACTCGGCCATGCTGTGTACGCCCAACTTGCGAAAGCTGGCTTTGCGGTGATTGGCCACGGTGTTAATACTTATGTATAGCCGCTCGGCTATATCCGCATCACTTACACCCTCGTAGCACAGGCGCATTATTTCCAGCTGCCTATCGCTTAACTTGCTGTTAAACTTTGGCTGGCACAGTATTTTGTCGTACATACATTCGCCACGCAAAGGACAGCCTACAAACTCAAAGTGAAAATTGCCACTGCCATCCACATCAATTTCGTTGTCATATACACCAAAATTGCATTTAATAAACCTGCGCACGGCCAAAAAATCACGGTAACTTTTATTGGGCAGTGTTTTGCTATACTGCTCCATAAGGGCATCGTACGCTTGTGGGTAATACTCGCGGATAGTGCTTAACATGGCCTGTATAAAATCGTAGTCGGTTTCTTTAAGCTGGCGTTCCGCTTTACCCTGTTCGCGTAATGTAACCTCGCCCTCGGGTGTTGTGTAAAATTCTATTGCTTGCATATAGGAGAGGGAAATAATTGTTCTTCATTGTAGCCCAGCCTTTCAGCTATCAGCTTGCGCTTAAGGGCATCGGGTCGCTGTGTACCCTGTATCCACATTCGCACTGTTTGCTGGCTGCACATACACAGCTCGGCTATTTCCTCCACGAAAGCCTGCTTTGGTGCTTTCGGTGGTTCGGGTAAAGCCCGATACAACTCCCCGAATGTGGGGGTGTAGTCCGCTGGGGTCATTTTTTCAACTTTTTTGTTGTTTGGCATCATATTTTGATTTATTTGATGTAAATTTGCGGTGTGATTAGCTGTTGACGTGCCGTTATCACCTGTTAACGCTGCAAATCTACAGCTAATTTTGATAAGTACCAAATTATTTATCACAAATTTTGTGTACTAATATCGCCAAAAATGATGTAATAAACCAATAATGCAAACGTAATACTCTATGAATGAGTTAGATAAAATGCGCATTGCGCTAAAAAAATTTTTTGCAGAAAAAGGACTGTCTCAAACCAAAATTGCTGAAATGGTAGGCACGTCACAGCAAACAATCAGTGGGCTGCTGTCTAACCGCAACTTTGGCAAACGTACTGCGCAAAAGTGGTCTGATGCATTTGGGCTTAACCCAGCATGGCTTATAACTGGGGAGGGGGCAATGCTGCTGGCCGACAAAGAACGCACAACACAGCAGCAGCCAGCCGAGTTGGACGAGCCAGCCCAGCAGCACGAAATTACATCAAAAAAGATTGTAGAGTTAAGCGTTAATGCTGTAGCAACGCAAATACTGGAAATGGTACAAAATGGCGAGCTGTTTACGAAATCCCATGTTGAACGACTGGAAGCCAAAATAAGCGAGCAGGAAAAGACCATAAACGAGCTTAACCGCGAAATAGGCTCTCTACGCGCCCAGCTCACCCACATAGACACAGTACAAAAACAAGTAGCAACAACAGAGGTATGACAGCAATATACAATATGGCCATTGAAGCCATTTTGGGTGTGCTTGAACTAATGGCACAAAAAAAGCCTGTTGCAGGCGAACCCATACAACAGGCATTATTAAATGTTGAAATAGCTTTAGACCGTGCCAGCAGCAAGCCAGCCGAACCCGATGCGGTTGCGAAACTGATGCACCTGCGCCAGCAGTTACTAACAGCAGCCAAATACACATACTATGCCCAGCCCTGCCAGTATTGAAATAAACAGGGGTATCAAGGAGCGGTTTTTTAAGGCCATTGTTGCCCTTATTGAAAGTAAGAAGCTGCGCGGTCGGCAAACGTATTGCCGCCTGTACGACATTGACAAGCGCAATTTTTATTCACAGGAAAAAGACCTACAGGAAGCCAAACTAAAACTGTACTGGCTTGTGCCGCTGGTTACGGAGTATGGCATAAGCGCACACTGGCTACTTACTGGGGCTGGCCAAATGTTTGAAAGTATAGCCCAGCGCAAACAGCGTGCCACCATGTATGACAAAGAAACTGGCCAGCCTACTGGGGAACGGTGAATTTTACCAGCTCCAGCACACGCCTGTTCGCTTCGTCCTGCTGGCTGTAGTCCTTATCTATATAAATATCGGTTACGCGCATCTGCTCGTCCACATGGTTTAAGGCCTCGTGTATTGTTGCCTTATCCACACCAGCCTTATTGCGAGCCAGTGTTGCCCATGTGTGCCGTGCTGCGTAAAACTCCAAATCCTCAACCTTTACGCTATCCATTGCGCCTATGGTTTTAAGGCCGCGATTTATGTTGGCGTTCATTGTGTGGTAGCTGGCATAACGCCTGTGGAAATTAAACACCCTTTCGCCTGTGGGGTCAAGGTATTTTTCCACCAGTGGGCGCACACATGGTTCTACCCTTATACTTATACGCGCTTCATCGGCTCGCCTGCTACGTGTTTTTGTACGTTTGTAGGTTATGCGCTGGCCGTCATATTCGGTAGCGTTATACAGGTCCACACTGTTCATGCCGATAAGGCCAAACGACAGCAGGAACACGTCACGTGCTGTGGTTACTCGGCTGTCAATGGTTCTGCCGTCTTGCACCTGCATTATGGCCTGTAGCTGCTCAATAGTTATGCTGCGCTTCCTCGTTATAGGCTGCTTTGGCACTTTGAAACGCTTAAAGGGGCTTAATGGTATGCGTATAACGCCTGCATCTTCATCGTTGTATCGTTCTTTGGCTTTATTATGCAGTATGCGCACCACGCCCAAATACGAACTGGGAGCGCGTTCACCCTTAACCCTGTTTGGCCGTGCTGGCTCATTTTTAAGGAAATTACAAAAGTCCTCCAGCAGCTTAACCGTTATTTCGGTAATGTCTATGTGGTCACGCTTCAAAAAACGCTCCAGCGCATTAAGCCCACAGTCGTAGTATTTGGCCGTGCCGATACGGCCAGCGGCTTCCATTTCCTGCACCACCTCGCGCCCGAATTTTATAAAATCCAACTGGAATGCGCCATGCTGTTTTTCGTAGCCATTTATGTACGCTATAATATCATCAACCGTCATAACCTGCGCACGTGCTACAGGTATGCTGGCCGTTATACGCTGGTACTGCTCAATTTCCTTTTTAAGCTGGTCGTTAATGGCTGCGTCTTTAATCTTAAGCCCACGTGTAAGCTCTTTGGCTGTTACAAATATATTGGTGCTTATATGCCGCTTTAGCCTGTTGTGGGTAACTCTAATCTTTACGTTGTATGTGCCGTCCTCTTTTCGGTGGTGGGCATACACAACGGCTTTGAATGTTGTTGCCATATTGCTTTGCTTGTTACTGCGAATTAACAATGCGAAACGTGGCCTGTTCCACTGTGGAACATTTGAACCACATTTCACCGCAAAGTTACCTACAGGGGGCATAAAGTGCAGAAAAAAGGGCTACCAACTTTTGAAAGTGGTAGCCCTTTTTGTACTCCCGAAGGGAATCGAACCCTTATCAAAAGAACCGGAATCTTTCATTCTATCCATTGAACTACAGGAGCTTATGTAATATTTTCGTTTTGACTTAAACCATGCACTCTTGCAGGTGTCATATTTGTTGTTTAATTTTGTGTGCAAGCACCGGAAGCTCCTGCACAATTTGGGATAACTCCCTGTGGTATATGTTGTTTTAAGTTTGTCATTTGGTGCTTT